GTACTAAAATAGTTGATGGAGAAAAGGTATTATACACAGAAACATGGACTTGGACAAATGATACATATCAGGTTGATGCAGATGGGGATAGTACGAAAGGAACAAACGAGATTGGTATTATACCAGTAATTCCAATATATGGTGCTTTAAACGACTCAGAAGGGCTTATACCACAATCAGACATATATGCAATAGCCCGTACAAATTACGCCATATACAACGCATGCAGCGAACTTAGAGAACGTAATAGAAATCAGGCGTTTAGTTTACTTACCTATCCGGTTAGTGAAGAGGATGATTTTGCATCTGCAAAAAGTATCGCCGTTGGTACAACAGATCTGTTAGCATATAAAGCTGGAACACAGAAACCAGAATTTATATCACCAGATGCGGCCCCGTCAAAGATGTTGTCAGACGAGATAACTTGGATGGTACAAGAAATATACAGAATGGCAAGTTTGCAGTTGGTTACAGGCGTTCAAACACAGGAAAGTGGAATAGCAAAAGAATGGGACAATGCAAATTTATTCCAAACGATTGCAGAGTTTGCACAGAATCTTGAGAGTGTTGAACAGATAGTTGCAAATATATTTGGTTTATACGTGAGCGAAAATTTAGATGCAACAAATGTAACAGTAACATATAACAGTCAATTTGGTATTGTGGATTCGATTGATTCATTAAACGTTGCAACACAGGGATTGGCATTAAACATATGCCCTTCATACAATATTGAGTTGAAGAAAAAAGTAATTAGGGATACATTAAAGGATCAAGACGATAATGTAATTAATGCAACGATAGCAAATCTTATGGCCGACAGTACGGCACAAGATCCAATAGAAACTAAGCCAACGGTGCTGTCAACATCAGCTTAAGATAAGGTGTGATTATTATGGAAAATGTTTTAAAATTGATACAGAAGTTTAATAATGATTATAGTAAAGATTCAAAAAAATTTACTAAAAGTATTATTTTATTGGTGTCTAAGGGTAATAGTATTAAAAGTGCAATTAAGTTGGCACTAAAAGATTATAATTTCAACAAAGTTATTACGGATGATCTGATAGATAGTATTTTATCAGCTATAAATAAAATACGCGATAAAAAATCAGATACTATTAGAAATGATATATTGAATAAGCCATGGGTAAAAGGTTCAAGTAGTTTACAAAAAAGAGTTAATATACTTGAATCTAATTTATCAAATACAGTAGAAGATGTTGTATTAGCGGGTAAATTATTAGTATCAAATATAATAACAATCGCAAATAAAAATGTAGATTCGTTATCGGTTGTAAATGAGATATCCAGTAAAATGAAACTATTATATCAAGATATGGATACTTCCAATGATAAAACATATAATAATATAATTGATCAGTTACAGGATATGCAAATAAAAATAAGGCAAAATAGAATTACAGATGATGACAATTCAAAGTTAAAAGATTTGTTGGCTATTTTATTAGCATCCATAACGCCATACCTTATAAATAAAGCTATTGATATTAACGTAAGAAGCCAATACAGGGCGTTAAATAATACCGAGGTTGCAAGAGCAGCCTATGAGAGTATGTTATATAATGATAAAGATGATGATAATATATTTGGATATAGATGGAAGTTATCATCAATCCATAATAGATTTCCATTTGATATTTGCGATGTAAATGCGGGGGCTGATATTGGATATGGAAAAGGTATTTATCCAAAGAATAAAATACCAAGATATCCGGCTCATCCACATTGCATGTGTAGTTTAGAAAAAGTTCTTAAAGAAGATGTAAATACAAATAAAAAATTAAATGTAAAAGGTGTAAATAATTATATTAATTCACTGAGTGAGACAGATAGAGCAAAGTTGTTTACAATGGATAATTTATCCAAGTACTTAAAAACAGGAGATTGGGAAAAAACATTAAGCAACTGGAACTATTACGAAGATCCAATAATAAGATAAAATAAAAAAATATTTTAAAAAAGTATTGACAAATTACCAAAAGTATGGTATAATAAGATAAGGACAAAATTTAGTTGTATATAAAATTAATAGGAGGATATATAGATTGGATATTGAGGCTTTAATAAAATTACTTGGGTTAGACGAAACGCAAGCGGCAAAGTTTAGAGAAACATATAAAAAATATGATGATACGGTACAAACAAAAATTAAACAGTCACAGGACAACTTAAAAATAGAAAAGGGTAAAGTAGTTGCCAGTACAAAAGAACTTAAAGAATTTAAAGAAAAAGTAGAAGTTATAACGGATGCATTTAATATTGACTTGGATGCGGAAGATATTGACAAAGCAGTTGCAGATGCAAAGGAAGAAATTGGTAAAACTGGTGGGAGCGTAACACCAGAAGAAGTTAAAGAGATGCAGAGAGAATTGACTAAGACACTTCGAGATAATAAGAAATTAAAAGAAAAATTCGAAGAAACAAGTAAAACTCTCATCGCAGAAAAAGGTAAAAGACAGGATCAGTTAAAACGTTCCGAAATTAAAAAAGCCCTTATAAAAGAAGGGGTTATAAAATCAGATCAAATGGTTGATTTATTTATACATAAAGCTAAATTTGATGATAATGGTGAAAAATTATTCATTACAGATAAAGATGGTACTGAATTAACCGTTTCTGATTTTATTGCTGATTGGGCAAAGGAAAGCCCGGAATTAGTTGATGCAAAGCTAAAAGGGGGTGCTGGTAGTGGTGCAGGAAGTGAAAAAGCACCAAAAGAAAAAACAATGGAAGATAAATTACTAGCAGATATTGTTGCCAGTAAAAAAGCGTCAAAAGGTAATACTGATGCTCTAAAGAATTTTTTTAATTAATAAGGGGGAAAATAATTAATGACAATGGATTTTAAGCAAACTGAACGACATTATGAAGGATTTGAAGAATCTATCTTAATGTACCGTGAAAACATGGTTGGCAAACCTGTTAAAGTAAGTCAGTCCACTATCGCGGGGTTAACAGCAGATGAATTTGGTAGATATGTAATACCGAAAGGGACGTTTTTATATGGACAGAATATGTCGTTACTTGAAAATTCCAACCAGGTGGCAAATCAAGTTGTACAAACTGGTGTTAATGGCACAATTACTATCGCCAATACGGTAGTAATAACTGATAAAAAGGCAACAGATAGAGCAATTACGATTAACTTATACAAACCAATCGAAGCTTCATATGACACAGAAATCAGTGTCAGTGGATTAACAATTAATGTTGTTTTGGCATATGATGGAACAGATATTTTAACGACTCGTGGTAGATTAGTGAGTGTTATAAACAATGATGAGGATGCAAATAATTTAGTTGTTGCAACACTTTCTGATGAAACTACAGCAGATACAGTTTTAGTTGTAAGTTCTGCCGCAGTAGTTGGTTCCGCATCTATGGCAACAGCACTTGGTTCAACAGGTACAGTAACTGCTGCAGGTACATATACAGGTACTACAAACCAAGATTACTTTGTTAAAGTTACAACTGCACCAACGGCCGCAGGTAATTTAAATGGATTAGTTGTTGGTGTATCAGCAACTCAGGGCGGTACATATACAACAGCGTTAACAGTATCTACTTCCCAAACAACTCAGACAATAACTTTACCATCAGGGGCAACGGTTACATTTGCAGTAACAACAGGTCAAGTATTTACTATAAATGAAATATATACATTCAGAGCATATGCAAGTGGTACAGTACGAGTTGCAACTACAGGTGGTTCCGCTAGTTCTGAAACAGCCAGTGTTGATGGTATTTTATTACATGATGTTAATGTTACATATGGTGATGAAGCAGGGGTATTGGTTATTGCAGGGTTCATAAATCTTGATAAAATTCCAGTTGAACCGGATGTTAATATTAGAGCTAAATTACCTGCAATTACATTTTTGAGAAACGAATAAGGGGGAATTAAATAGTGTTAAATTTAGATCAATTAATAACACCAGAAAGAATTGTAGGGTATTGGAATGATACCAATGCGGATCAGTCCAGATATCTTGGTGCGGCATTGTTTCCACCTGATAAACAAATTGGGTTAGAAATTAATATGATTACTGGTAGAGCGGGTTTACCAGTTATGCTAAAAGCAAGTCAGTTTGATGCATTACCTGCCTACAGAGAACGCATCAGCCTAAAAACAAGCAAAACAAAAATGCCGTTCTTCCGTGAACGTATGAAAATTGATGAAGAATTACGCCAGAAATTGATGATGTTTGCAGCGGCAGGCAATGCAGATTTACTTAAACCTTATATTGCACATATCATGGATGATACGGCAAATCTTATTAAGGGCGCGGACGTTGTAAAAGAACGTATGGTAATGCAACTTTTGGCTTCGGGTAGAATTGATATAGAATCTTCGGGTGTTCCACTTAGTTTCGATTATGCTTTAGAAAAACCACAAAAAGTTACGGCAAAAATTCCTTGGGCAGAGGCAGATTCTAAACCATTACAGGACGTAGATGGCTGGCTTAAGAAATTTGAAGTTAGATATGGTGTAAGACTTACTCGTGCTGTTATGTCTCTTGGGACATTTGCAATACTAAAATCTAATTTGTCGATTGCCCGTAATTTATATCCAGATGCAACAACAACAGAAGGATTACTTATTTCTGATTCTGATATAAAACAAATATTCCAATTAAAACTTGGGGTAGCTGTACAAGAATACCGTGAATTATATGCGCTAGAACCTGGTGGCGTGGGGCATAAATTTTATCCAGATGGCGTTGTAACATTTATTGTTTCTGGAACATTAGGTAATTGCATTTACGGTACTACACCAGAAGAAATGGATCTTATGACACACCAGACTAATGCAAACGTATCAATTGTTAATACTGGTGTAGCAGTAGTTACAGAAGTAATCAGTTTACCAGTTAACGTTGAAACAAGAGTATCACAGATTGTATTACCATCTTTCAATGTTGGTGGTGGTAACATCCTGATTGCAACTATACAGTAAAGTAGTTAGCTATGGAATATACTGTAGCGGTTGATACAACAGGACTAAAGTCAGATATAACTCTTATGAAAAGTCAGCTAGATACATATATAAAAAAGTGCCTAGTTGCCTCTTGTAAGTTAATTAAATCAGAAGCAAAGAAAAATCATTTCTTTAAGAGTCGTACTGGAACGCTTGAAAGAGCAATAAAGTATAAAGTAATAAGTCAGTTACAAACTGGTATTATTAGAATAGATAAGAAAGAAGCACCTTATGGTATATATGTTCATGAGGGAACTGGTATATATGGTCCGAAAGGTGCAAGGTATTCAATTGAACCAAGAAACGCAAAATGGTTAGCATTCTTTTGGGAAAGACAGGGAAGTTTTGTTTTTTCTAAAAAGGTTATGCATCCAGGAAGTGACGATGATCAATTCTTATATAATGCGCTAGAGGACAACATTAAAAACATTGATGATATATTTAAAGAGGGACTACATGAATTAATTAGGGGGGAAAGCAAATGAGGATATATTTTGATGTGTCAACCCTAGATGATAGTTTATTATCAAAATGGGTTACACAAAAAATAATTGAAGAAAGTAGTGAGTATGTTGAGTCATTTGCTGAAAGCCTTGGAGTACCCGCTAATCAAATTGTAGAACCGACACCATACAAGGTATCAAGGCAAGCAGAATTATTTGCTTATATGACAGCCGCTATGAAAAAGACAATGTTTAGTACGGGTAAAGATAATTCTGAGGATGCATTTGCGTTAAAGTACAAGATGTATCAGACACAATTAGATCAGTTTGAACAGTCTCTTACCGCAACTACATATACAACAGGAATTGCATCGCCAAAAAGACAGTTTCCAATGACTGTAAGAATGTATAGGAGATGATTTATTGAATAGAGTTCCTATACTAATGTGGCTTCCGTTATCTCAGCATTTATTAAATTATATCACAACATATACTGACAAACAAGGTAAACATGTATTTGAAGAAATATCAGATTACAGTTTATTTACAGCGAGGATTGGAAGTTTGGGAGATGCAAGAACATACCCATGTATGGAAATATTATTTGATAATGAAACAAAGGATGATCCACAGAAAGAAAATGAAGGTATAACATCACTTTGGCTAGATTTTTATACAAATACAGGTAGTGATTCACCAGAAGATAATTACATACAAGCATATCAAATGGTAAATGATTTAGCAAAGTTAACGTTGGTATGGCCTAGGAAATTAGTAATAGATGAGAAAATAGCCTCAAGTGTTGCCATTACCGGGGTATTATCTGACGGGGATACTGCAAGACCAGTATTTCAAATACGGGTTGTACTAGAGATACATTGGAAAAAGAGTAGAATATAGGGGGAATAAATTGATGGATTTTAAATTTGGTTTACAGATATTTGCGACCGCAACTGAGTCGTCTGCACCTGACCAGATGATGGGTGCTGGTAAATTATACTTCAAACGATTTATTGATGGAGTATATGATACAGGTAAAACTCATTTTATGGGCAATGCAGATGATATGACGGTAACAACAACTGTTACAACTGTACAAAAGAAAAGTTCTATGAATAAAGAACGTGTTACCATGAATAGTGTTAACACAGGTACAGAAGTAGTAGTAAACGCAACACTTACAGAATATGATGCAACAAATTTGGCACTTGGTTTATATGGTGAAGAAGCAATCCATACTCAGGTAGCGGGTACATTGACTAAGTCAATGGTTGTTTCACCAGATACAGTAATTGAGTTGCGTGATGCTAATGGTGATGCATACTATAACATAGCAGGTATTACTATTACACCTAATTCTGGTGGTACTCCAGCATCTATTGGAGTTTCCACAAAAGAAACGGCGTTAGCATCGACAGGTACAGTTACATCTAGCGGAACTTACACAGGAACGACATCTAAAACATATTACGCACAAGTAAAAGTTGCACCAACGGCCGCAGGTGATCTAAATGGTCTTGAAGTTGAATATGGTCTAAGTTCAATTGGCCCGTGGACTTCCGCAGGGGTAGTTAGTGCAACAGCCACGTCACATGCGTTTACGTTGGCCGAAGGTGTTACATTCACATTTGCAGTTACAACAGGTCAAACCTTTATTATAAATGAAATATATCAGGCTACAGCAACACCAGCACAGTCCGCACAGGCGTATGTTCTGGATACAGACTATGAATGCGATGAGCAGGATGCAAGGGCTGGTATGATAAGAATATTAAGTACATCAGCCACCGCCGCCGATACTCCAGTTACAATATCATTCACAGTTCCAGCAGGTGCATATCCAGCAATTAGTGGTGGCAGCGCAGGCGAAATTGAAGGATATATGAGATTCGTCGGTGATCCAAATGTTGGTCCGTCTCTCAGCGGAGAGTTCTGGAGGGTTAAATTAGTTCCAGATGGTGATACAAGTGGATTCATTGGTACAGATTTTGGTACTTACAAGATCAAAGGAACGTTGCTTGATGACAAAAAACATCATCGTGCATTCCCATACTACAAAACAGTAGATAATCGTTAATAAATGCCCTCCTCCAATTGAGGGGGGCTTTATTTTTTAATTAAAATATGAGAGGTTGATAAAATAAATGGTAGTAAAAAGTGTAAAAGATAATGATAATAGTGTTAAAGAAGCAGATTTATTATTTGCGGAAATAGAAGAATTAAAAATAAATGGAGAAAATATTGAGATTAAACAATTCTCCTGGAAGAAATCAGCAATAGCTTTAAAGGAACTTGGTAAAATTGCAATAAAGGTTACAGATAGTGCAGAAACGATTGCATTACTTATAAATAACTTCAATGAAGCCCAAACAAAAACAGCTCAATTTGTAGTAATTGCTAAGTCACTTGATTTACTAGATGAAGAATTAATTGATTGTATTGATAAGATTATGTCACTTGGTAGTGGACTTGATATTGAAACAATTGAAAATTTAAGTATGGATGACGGATTTGATTTAGCTAAAAAAATATATGAGGTAAATAAAAGTTTTTTCATGAAACGTTTCGGAAGTTTGATGAAGAACCCACCGAAACAAACCGAAAAAAAGAAGAAATAGTATTAACACCATATGAAATATTGCAGGTATTAATTGACCATGGTCATACAAAGGAAAGCGTGTTAAATGATTATACTTCGGAAGAAATAAGAATATTATATGAAAAATGTGTCAAAGGAGATACTAGACGAGATGCAAATTTCATTGAAAATGTTATGGCAGGTATTGGCGGTGCATTTGGTGGAGGAAAAGAAATTAAAAAACTTACAGATAAAATGAGAGAATAAAGGGGTGGTAGTATAAATGGCAGAAGAACTTAATGTCAAAATTAAAGCTGATTCAAAAAGCTTAATTGCTGAATTAGATAAAGTAGGTATTAAAGTTGATGAGATGTCCAAAAATAATGCCACCATTAAAATATCAACTAATTTTAAAGAAGTATTAGGTGAAATTGCATCAATAAGATCATCATTATCGAATTTAACATCAAAAAATTATAAGATAAATATATCAACAAATGCAAAAAATGTATTAGGTGAACTAAGTACATTAGGAAATGCAAGTATCAAAACACCTAAAGTATCTAATAATACAAAAGAAATAAGTGAAAAATATAAATCATTAAAATCAGATGTAATTGCAGCGGCAACCGCCGCAGACAAAGCATGGCAAGATGGTTCTGGATTTAAAGGTGCAAAGGCTCAATTTGAAGCGGCTACAAATGAATTAATAATATTTAAAAGGGCTTTAGGTAATTTATCAATAGGTTCAGAACGTGGGACATATGCAGGATTAGCTAGATCTGTTTCATCAAATGGACCATCTTATGATTCATTAATTGACAAGGTAAGAGATTTAAATAAAGAACAAGCTGAATTTAATAAACTTACTAAAATACCAACAATTAGTAGTTCAAAGACTTCGAGTGTAGCAGAGATTGCACCAAAAGTAAAAGTACCTTCAATGGGTACTGTATTTAATGGATTAAAGACGGAAGCAGTTTCAGCGGCCAATACTTTAGATGAAGCATTTAAAAGTGGTACAGGAATTGATATAGCTCGAAATAAATTAAACGCTGCATTAGATGCACTAGTTAATTTTAAACGTGCATCAGGATCATTTTCATTCGGGGCAGAAAAGAACATGTTTGCAAGCATGGTTCCAAGTATTAACCAGAGTGGTCAATCCTACGGTGTATTATTAAATAAAATTAATCAGGCTAGAACGTCACAAGAAAAATTGAACAATCTGATAAACCCAACAAAGCCGAAAACAACGAGTTCATCATCAAAGTCTGGTTCCGGTTCGGGGGTAGATAAGACACAGTCAATGCTTGACAAACTAAGTAATCCAGCTAATATATTTGCAAACATATCAAGAATGACAAAAGGTTTAGGATCAACAGGAGAAGTAATTGGTAGAACATTATTTGATTTAGATAAAATGCCAGGGGTTATTGGAGAAGCAGCAACAGCGGCAGGGACATTTGCAGCAGGATTTGCAATTGTTGGTCTTGCAGTATATGGTGTAGTAAGTGCTATTGAAACCGTTGCAGGATGGCTAGGTACAATTGGACAACTTGCATGGGAAGTAGTTAAACCAGGA